TAGGTTCTTTCACTGCGGTGAATATGGAGACCAAAACAAACGGCCCCATTATCACGCAATAATATTCGGGTACGATTTCCCAGATAAAGTTTTATGGGAACAAAAATTAGGTAACGAGTTATATATATCACCCGAATTAGAAACACTGTGGCCCCACGGGTTCCACAGAATAGGTAGCTGCACGTATCAAAGTGCAGCATATGTAGCACGTTACGTAATGAAAAAAGCGAAAGGGGAGGGCTCCCCTGACCACTATATCAATGAAGAAACAGGAGAGATTGAATATAATCTCGATAATCAATACGCAACAATGTCCCGCAGGGCGGGAATTGGAGAAAGCTGGTATTGGAAATACGGGTGGACTGACGCTCACCGTCACGATTATATAGTCCACGATAACGTAAAAATGAAAGTACCAAGGTACTATGATAAACAACTAGAAAAATACGATCCTGAGTACCATCAGGAGTTAAAAAATAAGCGAAAAGCGGAAGCGCCAGAAGTAATCACAGAGTACAATAAAGCGATGGATCAGCTATGGGTGTCAGAGGAAATAAAAATAAAAAAATTAGAAAGGCTGATCCGAAACCTGTAAAATGTCATAAAATGAATCATTTACAGGTCAACAAGAGTCAAAACAAATAGTTAAATATATATTTGACTCCTAATGTATATTATGCGTAAGATATCTCCGAACATATATTTCAACGGAGGTGGAAATGACGAAAGTATATTACGCAGTATTTGATAGAAAAGCAGAAATGTATTCACAACCTTTTCTTGAGATAAAAGATGGAACAGCAATTAGAGCTGTCCAGGACATAGTGATTAACAATAAAGATCACGCGTTCGCAAAGCACCCTAGCGATTTCTCGCTACATAAATTGGGTGAATTTGACGAAACAACCGGTGTAATCACCGGAAAAAACAAACCAGAGAAAATCATAGAAATTGAAACACTAGGAGAATAACATGCTCGGCGGACCAATGGGTAGCTTGCCTACAACAATGTCACATGAATTTAGCCGTGTACCACAAGCGGAAATTCAACGTAGTACGTTTAACCGTGTACACGGTCTTAAAACAACATTCGACGCAGGCCATTTGGTTCCGATCTATGTAGACGAAGTATTGCCTGGCGATACGTTTCAATTAAACGCAACGGGGTTTGGCCGATTGGCCACCCCGATTTACCCAATAATGGATAATATGTACGTTGAAACATTCTTTTTCTTCGTACCAAATCGTTTGATTTGGGATAACTGGGAAAAATTTAACGGCGCCCAAGATGATCCAGGCGATAGCACTGATTATTTAATTCCCCAAATTCAAGATGTAACAATTGTAGGTGATACACTTTTTGATTATATGGGGTTACCAACAGCAGTAGCAGGGTTAGATTTTAATAATCTACACGGTAGAGCGTACAATTTGATCTGGAACGAATGGTTCCGAGACGAAAATTTACAAGATAGCGTTACAGTAGATAAGGGCGACGGCCCGGATACACTAACAAATTATACACTACAAAAACGTGGCAAACGCCACGATTACTTTACATCAGCACTGCCATGGCCCCAAAAAGGCGACGCAGTAACATTGCCATTAGGGACAACCGCACCAGTAGCGTTTAACGGCCCAACGGCAAACGCAAATAGTGCGGTATATAGTATGGATTCCGCTACTTATTACAAAATGGATTCATCCACTGCAAATGTATTTCCAAGTGCAACAACAGAGTTGGAAGCTAATAGGCTATTTGCAGATTTAACAGACGCAGCAGCAGCAACAATCAATCAACTACGTGAAGCGTTCCAAATTCAACGGCTTTACGAGCGTGACGCCCGTGGCGGCACAAGATATACCGAAATTTTACAATCACATTTCGGAGTAACATCACCGGACGCAAGATTACAGCGTCCAGAATATCTTGGTGGACAAAAAACAGAGTTGCAAATGCAACCAGTTCCACAGACAAGCTCAACAGACTCAACAACACCGCAAGGTAACTTATCAGCAATCGGCACATTACAAAGCCGCGGCGGATTTTCAAAAAGTTTTGTAGAACATGGCGTGTTAATCGGCATGGCATGTGTATTTGCAGACTTAACATATCAACAGGGTATGAACCGTATGTGGTCACGACGAGATCGCTGGGATTTCTATTGGCCAGCTCTCGCTCATTTAGGCGAACAAGCAGTATTAAATCAGGAAATTTATACACAAGGTACAACTGCGGACACTGCAACGTTTGGATACCAAGAACGTTATGCAGAATATAGGTACAAGCCAAGTCAAGTAACAGGAAAAATGCGGTCAAACGCAACAGGATCATTAGACGTTTGGCATCTATCGCAGGACTTTACCGCCCTGCCCGCATTAAACGCATCATTTATTGAAGAAAACCCACCAATCGATCGGGTGATAGCAGTAACAGATGAACCTCAGATGATTTGGGATTGGTATTTCGACCTTAAAACAACACGACCAATGCCGGTATATAGCGTGCCCGGTCTAATAGATCACTTCTAATGAATACAAAGTGGATCATCATATTAAATATGGCTCGTAAGGTTGCCCTTCCCGTCATATTTGGATCATTAGTTATGTGGTTGATCCACCATAATATGCAACCGTGGGCAGACGTAGTCTGCTCCATCGGTGAAGCATTGTTAATAGATATACAGGAGTGCAAATAGATGGGTATGGATCCATTTACAGCGTCCGTGGTGCTAGGCGGAATATCCGCTTTCGGCGGTTATAGAGCTAATAAAGAAACAAAAAGCTCAACGGCGCGCCAAGTGGCGTTTCAAGAACGTATGAGCAACACTGCACACCAAAGGCAAGTTAAAGACCTTCGAGCAGCAGGCATAAATCCTATTTTATCGGCAAAACTAGGTGGAGCTTCGACCCCGCAAGGCGCGAGCTACACCGCTCGCAATATCGGAGCGGATTTCACACAAGGATTCTCGCAAGGGTCATCAGCTATGCAAGCGCAAGCGCAAACTAAACAAATTGGCGCGCAAACAGAATTAACAAAACAACAAACAAAAAGAGCAATTGAAGATTTAAGACAGATTAAAGTCAAATTTTCCGAACGTTGGTATATGAAATTTGCAAGTATGAGTTCGGAGAATATTGTGGCGTCAGTCCAAGCAATTCTTAAAGGCGTCAATGTTCATCAGGTTTTAACGCAACAAGGAATAATGCCAAAGGAATATCATAAATTGGAAAATTTTTTGGAAGCTGTTCGAGCGCAAAAATCTAAAATTCGTACTGAAGCAGATGGCGTTAGTAACATGGTGAAAGGATGGATAGGTATTCCATCTCTTGATGACAAATATTCACACGGAGCCAAAATTGGTTTTCATAAACATAATAGGTGGAAGTAATGACAAAAGTATCAAAATTTAGAACCGGATACGGTGACCGTAAACGCGAAGGGTTTGAAACAAAAGGCGATAGCCTAACACAACAATCGCACGCGCAAGCAGCAGACGTGCGAAATATAATTAAGCAATATGACCGAACAGGTCTAATTGCAAATGTAAATAAAGGAATAGCGCAATATGGCGATTATTCAGAAATCAATGAGTACGCAGAAGCTCTCAATATGGTTAGTGAAGCTAACGAAAGCTTTGCGCAAATGCCGAGTCATATTCGGGAACAATTCAGCAATAATGCTGGACTATTCTTTGAATTTGCTACCAATCCGAAAAACTCGGAAGAAATGATTAAAATGGGGCTTAAAAAAGCTCCAGAAAACGTTGTGGAGGCAACGATCAAAAGCGAATCCGCACCTCCCGCTCCTCAGGAAGCTGGGGAGTAAGGATTCGCGGGCACAGTTAACCGCTTGATGTTAACTGTGCCCACTGACACCAAAGGAGGTTAATGTCATGTGGAATGTAAATTATAAAGTAGTCCAAGCAAAAAAATCGGGAGACCGTACAAATTGGATACATGTTGGAGCAGCGTTTAAGCGCGAAAACAAATTTTCAATGAAACTGGAAACATACCCAATGCCAAACGAAAACGGCGAAGTTTGGCTGCAACTTTATGAAAGGAACGAAAGTGATGAAGTACAGAAAGAAAATGAACAAGGGAAAAAGCAAGAAACTATTTACGAAAAGAGCTATGGCGGTACAGCCAAATAACTTTGCAAAAGTAATGCGAGGTGGAATAAGGCTATAATATGGCATGTTATCATCCACTACTAGCTTTCAAAAACGAAGGCAAAGTGGTCTTCAATAAGCCCTTTGCTTTTGCAAAGGGCTTTAATTTACCTTGTGGTCAATGTTGGGGTTGTAGACTTCAACATAGTCGCGAATGGGCCATACGATGTATGCATGAGGCCCAAATGCACGAACACAATAGTTTTATAACATTAACAATAAACCCAGAGACACTAGAACAGCGCCCTCGCCCGTGGTCTCTGGACGTAACAGAGTTTCAAAAATTTATGAAACGGTTACGAAAAAAAATAGGGAAAGAAGTTAAATTCTTTCACTGTGGCGAATATGGAGACGAAAACAAACGTCCCCATTATCATGCACTAATATTCGGGTATGATTTCCCAGATAAGCAACTATGGGAAAAAAAACTAGGTAACGAATTATATATATCACCCGAATTAGAAGAACTGTGGCCCCATGGGTTCCACAGAATAGGCAGCTGCACATA